CACAGAAGCGGCCCTCCGCCTGGAAATGCAGCGAGTTGGTGGAAGGATTCAGATACCGCCGGAGCCGCATCTTCCGGTAGCCCTTTTGGTAGCAGTAGACGATCGCCTTGGCGCGGGCCGGCCCGAATCCGAAGTACTTCACCTCGCTGTACGCGTCGAGCATCGGATCGACCGACCACCGGACGCGCCGACGGAAGATCTGCGCGTCGCTCGTCCCGGCGGGCACGACCTGCACCGCCGCCAACAGCTTCTCGGTCGCCGTCTCCAACTTGCTGGGGACCAGCAGGTGCTTCAGCGTGTAGCTCAGGTTTCGCTTGTTCGAAACGCCCTTCTGTTTCCGCAGGAGGACCCGCATCTCGCCGAGCTCCGTATCCGACGGCGGATTGCCGGCGGTTCGATCGTTCCCGTGATCGCTGTGGAACAGAGCCGTGTTGTCGAACCAGAGCGTCACGTTGCCGATCAACAGGTTGATGCACAGCCGGTTCAACGTGGCGTCGTGGGCGTCGCGCTTGTCACCGACGGCCTCCAAGAAAGCTCCTAGGTCGTCGTCCTGGAGCATACGGGGCGTGAATTGCACCTCGTCGCCGTACGAGTCGATCATCAGATACGCGCCCTCGTGGCTCATCGTGCTCTGCTCGAAGGCGTCCCCGTCCTTATGCTCGGGCAGCTCCCCGAACTCGCCCACCGCCCAAATCGTTTTCGGGCGAAAATCCCTGGCGTCGTCCACGCGCGACGCCCAGTCCTGAAAGGTCGTTTCCGCGTATCGCTCTTGCGCCGCCAGGGACCGGTTCGCCAGCGCCGACAGGATCCCGGGGAAGCTCCCCGGCGAGTGCACCGGCGCCGCCCCCGCCACGCCGTGGATGATGACCGGTCTCGTGCCGGCGGCGGCCAGCGCCTGCTCGGCGATCGCCGACTCGTCGGCGAAAGGCCGCTCGCCGCAGACCTGAAGCGCCGCCTTGGCAATCTCCACTAGGCTGGCGTACTGCATGTCCTCGGCGCCCTCGGCCGGCTGGCGGTCGCCGAGGTCCAATTCGCGTCGTAGGCACAAGGCGTCGACGGCCACCGCGCCGAACTTGTCCTGGCCCGCGCGGCCCGGCTCGACGCGCCCGACCGCCCGCTCTTCGTCGGCCTTCTTTTCGGTCGCCTTGAGCAGGAACTTCTCCACCGAGGTCCCGTCCTTCTTGGCCGCGTCGATCGTCGCCTGGTCGACTCCCAAGAGCCGGCCACGGGTCTCGATCTCGATGATCCGGGTTCGCTCGTCAATCTGGGCCTGCCTGACCGTCTCGGGATCGGGCGTCGGGGCCGGAGGCGTCGAAGTCGCTTGCCCGGCCGGCTCCTGGGCGTTCTGGCCATTGCTCTCCGACTTCCCACCTCCGACTTCCGAGTTGTCGGGAGTGCCCTCCCCACTCTTCTCGGCCAAGTCGGCCAAAATGACCTCGACCGAGTCGGGCACGGTCTTCCCCCTGAGCGAATAGAACGCGGCCAGCACCGCCTGGGCGGTCTCCTTGGTGGCTTCCGCACTGATCAGCCCTCGCTTGATGAGGGCCTGCATAACGCGAGGGTCCATCGTTTTCTCCTTGGTAAGATCACTGGAAGGAGCCGAGCCGCCCGCCATCGGCGAGCCCTGCCCCTGCTCCGCGATGATTTCGTCCAACGTTCCGATCCGGTCGGCCAAGCCCAGGTCGACCGCCTTGGCGGCGATGAACACCTTGCCCTGGCCGAACTTGGCCTCCACCTCCGCCGCCGAGATCCCGCGGTGGGCGGCGACCTCGTCGACGAACTGCCGGCCGTAGTCGTCCACCCGCTCCTGGAGCGTCTCGCGGCCCTGGTCGCTGAGCTGCTCGTAGCTGTTCCCGTCCGCCTTGTGCTTGCCGAACTTGATCACACTGTAGGTCAGGCCCTCGTCCTGGTCCGCCTTCGACGTATCGAGGTGGACCAGCACGGTCCCGATCGAGCCGACCATCGCGCTGGGCGAGGCGACCACCTCGCGGGCGGCCGAGCCGATGTAGTAGGCGGCCGAGGCCATCGTCCCGACGGCGACCACCACGACCGGCTTCATCCGCGCCACTTCCCGGACCACCTTGGCCGCCTCGGCCGTACCCAAGGCACTCCCGCCGGGTGAGTCGACGGCGATCACGATCGCCCGGACCTTCGGGTCGTCGCCCGCCCGGCGGACCGCCGCGGCGAACTGCTGGGTCGACGTCCCGCCGGAGATCCTCAGCATGAGGTTCATCTTCGGCGCGAGGAGGCCTTCGAGCGGGACGATCGCCACGCCCTCTTTGGTCGTGACGTAGGGCTTGCCGCCCGCTTGGCCGTCGCCGTACTGCGATCGCAGGTCGAGGTTGACCGCGATTCGCTCCTGGATCTCTTCCTCGGTGAACTCGAGGCCGTGGCGCCGAAGCGTCAACAGCTCGCAGATCTCCTCGAGCTTCGACGGCAGGATCGCCCACGGCGTCGAGGTGACCTGCCGGACCACGCTCCGGATCGAGTGTTTCTTGGCGCTCGCCTTGGGCATCTAGGACTCCTCCCCGGCCGCGGCCTCTTCCTTTTCGTCCTTCCTGCCGCCCCCCGGCGTCGACGGCCGGTCATAGCTCACCTGGAGCCCCTCGAGCTTCGCGATCATGGCCACCTCCCGGGCCCGCTGCTTGAGCACGCGGCGGTACTTGCGGCCGAAGGTGGCGCAGGCCTCCTTGTGGGTGATGAGGCCGGCGGCCAGTTGCGCCAAGAGGGCGTCGGTCCCCTTCTCGACGTCGATCTCCGGGATGCCCGGAAACAGGAAGTCGGCCCGGTTCCACCGCCGCGGCGAGCTGGCGTAGGTCCGGGCCGTCAGGTGCTTGAATCGACCGTAGGCCGCCAGTTGCGCCGTCACTCGACGATGGACGTGCATCAGCAGGTTGCGGCCGACATAGAACTGGAGCGGTCGGAAGGCCGCCTGGTCGTCCAGCCTGGCCGCCCGGGCCGCCAGGAACGTGTTCCCCGTGTAGTCCCGCGTGAGCCGCTGGCGGCTGACGTTCCCGCCCATCCCGATCTGCGTCAGCATCAGCCGAATAAAGCTCTCCGCCGACTGGTTGGGCCGCTTGGGATCGACGACGGTAATGTCGTCGTCCGCAGGGATCCGCGACACGATCCCGCGCGCGAGCTTCACCAGCGGGTTCCCGTACTCGTCGGTCCGGACGTCACTTGCGCCGGTGGAGCCGTCCCCCTTGAACCCGAGGGCCGCGCCGCCGTTTTTCACCTTGTGGATCACGGTCAAGAGGCTGCCGATGATCGCCGCCGTCAGCTCGCTCCCCAGGTAGGTGTCGATGTCCCTGGCCGGCTGCGTCAGCTTCGCGTAGAGGCTCATGCCGCGGGTCTGACTGGGGCGCCCGGGCGCGGCCAGGTGGATCACCCGCCGCGCCGGCACCGGCCGCGACTTGGGCGAGTAGTGCTGGTAGGGATCCTCGGGATGGGCGTCGAAGAGCCAGTAGTTGATCGGGACGTTCTGGTCGTCGACCTCGATGCCTCGGATGATCGCCGTCTGGCCGTTGGCCCGCGGCCGGTCGCGGGACTCGTCGAGCTGCTCCGCCTCGAGGACCTGGTAGCAGAGCGGGATGAGCCGGTCCGACTCCTTGCGCTGGCATTCGAGGAGGAGCGCGTCGCCCGTCTCGAGCATTTCGTCCATGAGCTCCCGCTCCTGATCCGGCCAACAGACCTTGCCGGCGACGTCCGACTCGAAGATCCAGTCCTCGCGGTGCTCGTCCGACTCTTCGTTGAAGTCTTCCTCCAGTTCGCCCTCGACCATCACCTCGGCGGTCGTCTCGATCCCGGTCCCGATGGTGTGATTCACCAGCGTCGTCTTGAGCGGCCCCACGACCGAGTCGTTTCGCGTGAGGTCCCGGATCCGGCGGTTGGCCAGGTCCCAGGCCTCGCCGATCGCCCCGTCGGCCGAATAACTCTCCGGCTGCCATCCGCGGTTGAACCGATCGATGTCGCCCGCGCGGTATGCTCCGCCCATGCCGACTTCCGCCTGCTCGTGCTCGGCGGCGAGGGAGGCGAGGAATTCGTAGACTCGGGCGTCGCTTGGGTGCATGGGTGATTTCGCGCGAAATGGTCAATCGGGCGAGAGTTCGGCCAGCCCGAACTGGCCATCCGAGGCCGCCCGAACCTCCTGGCTCAGCCGCCGCCGTTCCTGGTACAGCTCCAACAGCCGGGCCCGCCGCATCCGCCGGTCCCGCAAGGACAGCTCCTCGACCGGCTCGGTCTCGTATTCGACGATCAGCGTGTCGACCGCGTCGAGCTGTTGCTGGAGCGTGCGGGCCATGGGGGACCAGGCTGTAGGCTTGAGGCTGTAGGCTGTAGGAAGAGGCCTCGGCCGGCGGCTCCCTCCAGCCTCCGGTCTCCAGCCTCCGGTCTTCCACAACTCGCCGATCTGGTGGCTAAAGTCGACCTCAACCTGGTAACTAGCTTCCAAACTTTGGAAACCGCACCGGCCAGAGGAGGGGAGATTGCGAGGATAGGGAAGGGAGTTGTGAGTGGCGAGTGGCGAGTGGTGAGACGAATCACCGGTCCGGTGAAACGTGATGCAGAGTGGTGAAACGTGATGCAGAGTGGTGAAACGTGGTGGGGAGTGGTGCATCCCGGGGGCCGGGACTCCTCGGAATAGAAATTGGAATAAAAACGGTCAGGAAACTAGTTTCCTGACCGTTTCCTGACCGGGGACAACTCACCCTCCTCCGCCTCACCGCGCGGAAAAATCCTCCTCGTCCTCGTGGAGCCGCGTCCGCATCTCGGGCCGCGGCTGCTTCACCGAGAAGGTGCAGCCGGGCTCGGGACAATAGTACCGCGTGAAAAACGGCGTCGAGCCCTTCGCCTTGCACCGCCGTTTGGGATGGTAGGGACACATCGGCGCCGCGGATTGTCGCCCCCGGCCCGGGTCCTTCTTCGGGGGAGCGGCCTTCTCGCGTGGTGCCGGCGCTTCGGCCGTCTCCGTGCTCTCCGCTGCCTCCTGTTCCGCACTCTCGTCTGATGCGGGCGCGTCGCCCGCCGACTGCTTCTTGGCCATGATGCTCCTCTCTCTTCCTACGGTCTCCAGTCTCCGGTCTCCAGCCTCTCCCCGTTCCGGTCCCGCTGGTCCTTTGGAAGGCGACGCCCGGCACAAGTGCCGGGGCTAAACTCCGCCCTCATTTCGCGTGAAATGCCTACCCCTTCGCCGGCCCTTCGGCCCGGCCGGCGACCCGAAGCCGAACTTCCTCGATGGCCCTCTTCGCCTCCTCCACCCTCCGGAGCGTCCTCGCCGCGGGACACTCCGGCTTGTCCTCGGCTCCGGCGATCTGAGAGAAGATCCGCACGCGGGCGTGGCCCGCGTTGATCGCCTTGACGATCTCCGTCGCCATGGCCAGCCGCGGACTCGGCGGTTCGTCCGGGCCGTAGTGCCGGCAATCCGCCCTGATCTGCTCGAAGGCGTCCGCGTCGATCCGCAGTTTCAGCTCAAACATGATGATCTCCTTCTCTCTTCCTACAGCCTCCAGCCTACGGTCTACAGCCTCCTCTTCACCGGGCCGAAAAATCCTCCTGCGGCAGTTCCCGCGCCGCCACCTCCTCGGCCGGCTCGGCGTCCGCCTGGTCCTCCTCGCCGCCGGCGATCCAGGGCCACTGGCTTGCGTCCCACTCCTGGCCGACCACCTGGTCGGCCATGCACCGGGCGTAGACCTCGTCGTCCCAATAGTGGTTGCCGATCTCGCCGTTGATCAGCTCCCAGTAGGCCGGCGATTTGCCCCGCTTCTGCTCGACGACCCGCCGCTCGTTGGTGATCTGCCGCAGGTAATCCTCCCCCACCTCGAGGATGTCGCTCGGCAGCCACCACGCCCCGGCCAGCCGAAGGTCCGCGACCCAGCGGCCGGTGATGTCGCTCTTGTAGGCGTTCGTGTCGATTCCCCAGCGCTCGGTCCCCTCCGGGTAGGGCTCCCCGGTCCGCGCGTTCTTCTCCAGCTTCTGGAGGCGGTAGAGGATGCCGGGGACGATTTTCGGGTCGCCGGCCACGGCCACGACGCGATCCCCCGGGCGGGCGCGGACGTAGTCGTAGACCTCGGTCGCACGGTGGCCCGAATCGATCCCCATCCGGCAGACGGCCAGCTCCCGAAACCCCTGTGGGTTTTGGCCCACCACGGGCCATTTCCGGTCCAGCACGGCCGCGTCGAGCTGGGCCAGGTCGGATCCGCGGATCTCGCCTCCCTCGCCGCCGAGCTTCTTGAGCACGCCACGGTCGACCAGGGCGGAGGTGCACCCGTCGCCCCAGGCCCGCACGATCCAATAGACGCAGTCCTCCTGGACGTCCACGCCGGAGGTGAGGAAATACGCCC